GCCCGACGTGGACGTGGCCTACATCAACGCCCTAGTGCAACGGGGCGAGGACCTGTCGGCGGAGCCTCGTATACGCCTGTCCACGATCCACGGTGCCAAAGGTGGTGAAGCAGACAACGTCGTACTGTTCACCGACATAACCGCCGCCGCAGAAGCCAGCATGGAAAGCGACCCAGATTCCATGCACAGGGTCTTCTATGTAGCCGTCACCCGCACCAGACAGAATCTATACACCTTAGAGCCTCAAAACTTCTACAGGCGCTACGCAATATGAACGACATGTTTAACTCACCGGCCCACTACGCTGACGCTGATATCGAATGTATCGACGCCATGATCGCGGCTTTCGGCCCAGAGGCGGTACAGACGTACTGCCGTCTAGCCAGCTTTAAATACCAGTGGCGGGCGGGCAAGAAATTCGATGCGCAAGAAGATTTAAAAAAATCGATCTGGTACACCCGTTTTGCGATGGGTGATGATCCAAGGAAGACACATGCAGAAGGCTACTAAATTGCAATTCCCACTTTTTTCGACCGAATCCGAATGGACCGCGCCTTTTGAACTGGTAGACCTTACCGGTGCCAAAGAAATCGCTATCGACCTAGAAACGCGTGATCCCAACCTCAAGCAGATGGGGCCGGGTTGGCCTCGCAAAGACGGGGACGTTGTCGGCATAGCCATTGCCACAGAAGGCTTTGAAGCTTACTACCCTATCGCCCACCTTGGCGGGGGTAATCTCGACAAAGGACAGGTGCTGCGCTGGCTCAAGAAGCAGCTAGCGACCGACTGCCCAAAGATCATGCACAACGCACCTTACGATCTGGGGTGGCTCAAGGCCCTCGACATACCCGTAAACGGCAAGATCATCGACACCATGATCATGGCTGCGCTGCTGGACGAAAACCGCTTCAGCTACAGCCTGAACGCCCTGTCTTACGACTATCTAGGGAAGGCTAAGTCAGAGAAGCTGCTAACGCAGGCCGCAGTGGACTTCGGGGTAGATCCCAAAGCAGAGCTATGGAAGCTCCCCGCGCAGTTTGTAGGGCCTTACGGCGAACAAGACGCCCGTCTGGCTTACGATCTGTACAAATTCTTTCGCGTTGAGATCAACAAAGAAGAGCTAGAAACCATCTTTGACCTCGAAACGCGGCTCACGCCTTGCCTGATCGACATGACCTACCGTGGCATACGTGTGGATCTAGAGCGGTGTGAACGCTCCAAGCAACAACTTTTAAAAAGAGAGAAGCAAACCTACCGCGAAATCAACAAAGAAGCAGGCTTCGACGTTGAGATCTGGGCGGCAACTTCTTTAGCCAAAGCATTCGACAAGCTAAAAGTTGCTTATCCGCGCACGGCCAAGGGCGCACCATCGTTTACCAAGGCGTTCCTTAACGAGAACCCGCACCCGTTTGCCAAAATGGTGGTCGAGGCACGCAACCTGAACAAGATCCAAGGCACCTTCATCAACAACATCATGAAGTTTGTCTCCAAAGACCAGCGCGTACACGGGCATATCAACCAGCTTCGCAGCGACGACGGGGGCACCGTCTCCGGACGCCTGTCAATGTCGAACCCAAACCTCCAGCAGATCCCTGCTCGCGATCCAGAGCTAGGGCCAATGATCCGCAGCCTGTTCCTGCCGGAAGAGGGCGAACTGTGGGCAGCTATCGACTACTCGCAGCAAGAACCACGGATCTTGACCCATTACGCCAGCGTTTTCGGGGCGTGGAAGAACCGTCCGCTGGGCGGGGCGCAAGAGTTTGTGGACGGCTACACCAACGATCCGGACATGGATTTCCACACCATGGTTGCCGACATGGCAAACATTAGCCGCAAACAAGCCAAGACGATAAACCTCGGCATGATGTACGGCATGGGTGTGCGCAAGCTATCCGAGCAGCTAGATCTGGACATTGACGAGGCAAAAGACCTCACGCGCCAGTACCACAACCGCGTGCCTTTCGTGAAAGAGCTAATGAACGGCGTGTCACGGTCCGTGGATCAAAAGGCAGACGGCTCCCTTCGATCTTTGAAAGGCCGAAAGTGCCGGTTCAACATGTTTGAGCCACTGGGCTATGACGTGCAGAAAGCGATGCCTTTGAAAGAAGCGAAGGCTACATACGGCGAAACGGCTCCGCTGAAGCGTGCGTACACGTACAAGGCGCTAAATCGTCTGATACAAGCCTCTGCTGCGGACATGACCAAGCAGGCCATGGTGGATCTATACGAGGCGGGAGAGCGGCCCTTGCTGCAAGTACACGACGAGTTGGGTTGCAGCGTGCGGGACGTGGAACACGCCAAGCGGATCAGGGAGATCATGGAAGCTGCTATACCGCTGCGCGTACCCAGCAAATGCGACATTGATCTCGGGAAAAGCTGGGGCGAAACAGAAGAAGTATAGTGTTGCGCGGGTTATAGGATTGCCTTATAATCTCGCGTATGGATACCAATAAATGGAAATCAGTTCTCGTTCCGGTCCCCGTGTACCGGCAGATCAAAGAAATTGCGCAGTTGGAAGACCGCTCGATCAGCGGACAATTGCGTAAGATTTTTAGCGAGTGGAAAGAAGATCGTGCCCGAGAGGCGCGGCAGCTAGACGCTTACCGCGAAGGCTAACCCGTTATTTTTTTGTTTTGAAACCTGCGCCGCAGTTCTACGCGGCAGCAGTTGATGGTAGCCATCCACTCTTCTGATCGATCTGACGTAGCGTCGGGATATGCGACCAGTAGTGTCGCCGTGTCTTGCAGCCGCTTTTGAATGTCACTTATCTTGTCGGCCTTTGTTAATTCTTCAAACAAACTGTGCGTAAACGATTTACTCACCATTTAGCTTCAATCCTTCCAGCTTTTCCAACACCGCAGTCCAATTCTCTTTGACCTCTTGCTCTTGATCTTTGTCGTGCGAATGAAACCAAAAGCACGTGCCGATCAGGCCGTGTATGCGGGGGTCGTCTCTCGAAGTTTTTAAAAGTTGGATTAACATCAGCGCCTGTTGCGCGGACAGATTTATCGAAAGGGTTGCTTCTTCAATTTCTGTCTTTTCTGTCATGTGGGTTGTCCTCTATCGTCCTACTGTAAGTACCAGAACGAAGGAAAGCAGGTTGATAGCAACAATAATGCCTATGCCAATCAGGATGCCTAGTTTTACGCTGTCCTTGTCCACGGCGTTCTCCCGAAAAAAGCCCGCCTTCGGGCACGCGGACGGGAACGCGCAGGAAAGAGTTATGTTTACCTCTTGCCCTAAAAAGTCCCGCCTTTGGGGCACGCGGACGGGAACGCGCTTGGAGGGCTGTGATTGCCCAACCCGAACTGGTTTGCCCCAGAGCATATCAATTAATCAGACTCGACCGGAACAACCGATTGCAGTTCCACATCAAAGTCAAACTTGCAGGAAGCCTGCGACTCAAGCTTTTTACTTAGCCGCTTCAATCGACCCTCTTGCGCATACAACGTCCGATAAGTCGCATCGGCCCAGTTCACTGCTTCATCATTTTCATCTTCCATGCGCAGGTAATCGTCCCTGATTTCCATGGCAGACATGGACAAAAGATCCAACAAAATTGCGATGTCGTCGTTGTTCAACGCCGTGCTCTTCACGGCACGCGGCTCTTGCGGAGGAGGCGTCTGGCTCTCACCGTCGCGCAAAAACAACCGCACGCGGTCCACTGTTCGCTCTGACGGGTTTTTGATCGTCCCGAACACGAAGCCCTTCATGGTGGCGTAGTCCACACCCACCGCATCGGCGACTATGCGAATACCCGCCGTGATCTTCTTACCAGACTTCGCAGCCTCTTCCACGGCCAAAGAGTTCATCGCTGTCTGCATCTCATGCAGTTTTAAAAAATTAACCGACATTGCTTTCTCCTACGCCCATGAATTTGCACATTGCTTTAAATTTCAACATGTTAACGACCCTTTCTGGCAATCCGCCTTCAAGGTTGCGAACGATATCTTCTAACTCAACCCGCTCTGAATCACTCCACGTTCTTGGAAGTAGCTGCATCACCAGCACCTGATACAGGGCTTCTTCGGCGTTTTCTGGGCTTTTGTCCATGCTCAAGTTCATTCACCTTCTCCAACAAAGTTTCAAGTTGCTGTTCCATAAAGGACAGCCGTTCATCAAGACCAAGAACCAGCGTTACCACCTGCTCCGCCTCGTCTTCGTCAAAATTCAAAGTTATCTGCGCCCTCATGACGCAGACGCTATCGTTTGCACATCGACCACGTGGTCTGACCAACTGGCGTCGTCTCGCGCTTTGCGGATCGCTTCTTGCTCTGTCTTGGCAGATATGCTCGTCACAATACTGGTCTGGACGATGGTCACGTCCCATTTTTTGGTGCTGGACTCCAATCCGGTGACTGCGATTCGGGTGTGCTCGCTACCGTTCCAATCGACTTCCAAATGCTGCTCGCGGAGCGCGGTACAAATGGTTTGACCACATCCGCCCCACGCCAGATAGCACGCGCCGTCTTGCTTCAGACCTTCCGCGTCCTGCATGTGGTAGAAGACATAGGCGTCCTCTTTGTCTTCGGGGATATCGGCCAGCCCGCAGGACTGACAGCACGTATGGTTGGCCTTGGCAAAGAACCCCTGCTCGCGGAGCGCGGCGAACGCATCGTCAATACGACGTGCGATTTTCTTGGCGTCTTTATGCATCAGACTAGCTCCCCCGATGAATTGAAATTCGGGTGGGATCTTCACGGTAGGTGTAGATCGTGATGCCCAGTTCTTCGATCTCAAAGCCGGAGCACGGCCCGTGGTCCGAATCCGTGTCAAAGAATTTGCGGCAAGACCAGTGGCCTTCTGCCTCTTCAATCGTTTTGGCGAGCTTCACTGACCGCAGTCCTTCGAGGTAGCTTTCTGCCTCTTCGTCACTGTCAAAGAAAGGCGTTTTACTTGTGTGCGCGTTAAGGTCTTCCAGACGCTTGTCATTGACGCCGTATGCGCCCTCCAAGTCGGCCAGATAGCTTCTGAGGTATTCCATTACTGTCGTCATATCACTTTCTCCAATAAAAGTTGAAATGCGATGGTATGGGAGTTATCTTACCGATGCAACCCTAATTTGGAAAAAAGATGAAACATACCGAAAAGCACATACGTACCCGCGTGGAGGAAGAAATCCACCGCATAAACAATACTTTGAAACGCGAGATCGCCGTAAAGATCACCGAGGAAGTGATCAAAGCCGCTTTAATCGAAACAAGGATTCATGAAATTGATGAAGCCGGTGACGCGCTGCCGATCAAACAAAGACCGTGGGACTTGTACAAAGGTTTTGCCGATGCAGAGTTTAAAATGGCAAACGAGGCGCGGAAGAAAGTGGTCTTCGATGCATCGAAACACCTGAAGGCGGCATTGCTCAAAGACGTTCAAGATACGGTCGAGGAAGTGCTAACTGAGCAAATGGAAAAAGGTCCGATACTGCAACCAAACGAAGTACTTAACGAAAAACGAGATAAGCGGATCGCGGGAAAAGTAAGAGCAAGGAATAAAGCACCGGCAGAGGGGCCGGTATGACCGACCGCGAAGACGCCGAGCGGAGCGATCCCCGCGCACCGTGGAACTTGCCAGATGCAACCTTCTGCCCAAAACACCCCGACATCGAACTCGAAGCGGTGTCCGGCGAAGATGAAGACGGCCTTTACTTCTTCGAGGTCTGCAAAATCTGCGAAGACTAGCCGTTTGTCTAAGTTGTGTCCAAGCACTGGGGTATCTTTTAAAAGTTGGGTATGCGATAATATGCATACCGGTTGAGAAATCGACCAGATCTTTAACAACTTGGAAAAAGTGATATGGAACAGGAAAAAATTAAAGCGAATGTCTACGTCGTCAGCATGGTTCAAACGCTGGCGGGCGCACATCGAACTTTTGTCGGCGTTTACCCGACAATCGAACTAGCCGGACAAGCAAAGGTACGCCAAGAGGAAATGTGGCACGACGCGATTGTTACGATCAGCGGCACTACACTCCACGACGCAAACAAATTGGATTTGCGGATCGACCAACAAACAGGGACAAGTGAATGAAACTATATTTAGCACGGGTCACGGACCAAGACGGCGGAGAAAACGAGGTAAATGTATTCGCTACGGC